ATTAATATTTCCATTAGGACGTAAATCTATTTCACCGTTATTATTTGTATCAAGAGCAGTATATAAAGTAAGCGTAGAAGGATTAATTGTTATTCTAAAACCAGCCCCATCACCAGCTTCATATGAATTTAACACACCTTGAATAGAAATGGTAAATAATTCACCTAAATGATCAGAATTTTTTTCATCATCACCAGATATTGTAAATGCTGCAGAACCACTATTAATTAATAAATTATCAGTACTTGCTGTAAATGGTCTATTACGAATAGCACCTGATATTATATCATCATCACTCTTTTGAGGATTTTCAAGAGGAGTTCTCATTTCTGAAGATAAACTAAAAACAGTATTAATGTTACTTTCACGTAAAATATTAAGACGCAAACTATTGAGCAATTTACTAGCATTAACATAAGTGCCGAAAAAGTTTCTATTAGGATTACTATTTAGGTCAAACCGGTTTAACCAAGCGCTTGTAGGAGCATATCTATTAGCACGAAACCTGATGGATTGATTATTATTTGCGGCTGAAAGATTAGTTAAAACAACTTGATAGAATTGTCTATTAACATAATCGTTAGGGGAAAGAAATGTTGTAACAGTATTTCTCTCCAAATTTGTAAAAATATTATCATCAAGCTCTATAGGATCCCAATTGAATATAGATGCGTCACCAATTAAATCGTCTAAGGTTGTTTCAGATTGTGCTACTTGAAGCACATTTAATACTAAAGGTCTTAACCCAGTGTATAATAACAAAGTAGTATGATTATTAATTTGAGTAGGCAAACTATCTAGACCTATTCCACGGAAATAAACACGATCACTTGGATTTAAAGGTCTAACATTTTCATCAAGATTAAAATAAAATTTTCCAAGATTACCAGCTTCAGCAGGATCGTATCTAATATTAACTACTCTAGTAGGTGTTTCTGTATCTAAAACATTATCTACTTGAAAAGAATTAAGAGCAGAATTACCAAAAGGATTTAGATTTAGACCTTCATCACCATCTACAATAAGTTCACTAGGTAAGTCAGTATCATAATTGGAAACAAAATCTTTAATATAGTATTGAATTTGCCCATAGCCATTGTGTGTATAAGTTCCAATTTGTACAAAAGAGTTAGATAATTGTGGACTTGTAACATCTAAATATTGATAAGCAAGAGAAGCGCTACCTAAAGTTAAAGTCATTTGAACACTGTCAAGTGTTGTATTATCATTTGTTGAAGTAACGTTGTTTTGTTCTGTAAATAAAACATTAAATTGGGAAAGTACATCACCACCAAATTGAGCACGTCTGTTAATATGAACTAGTGAATAACAGTCAGGTCGTATATTATAAGAAAACATTGATGATGGAATATCTACGCTTCCAGCTTGAGCATTTAAATTAACACCAAAACCACGGATTGATGATAAACTTATAACACCTAATGTTCCGGCATATTGTGATCTTAATAATGGATTTAATACAAATAACGCGCCTAAATCAATGCTATCACCAGATCTGGATAATGTAATATCTCTAATTCTATCAGGAGTTAGAGAAATCGGAAGATTAGTAACAGGATCCATACGAACTAACATAATATTAATTTGGTCACTTAGTGAGTTAATCAACCAATTATTTCTGTTTTGTGTATTATTTATTATATTAGCATTAGTTTGTAAACTTTGTAACAATAAACGAGTGCATAAATCATTTAGATTTGCTCTTATACTATGAGCATATCCTGAGCCAGCAAAACCTGGCAAGTTTTCAAAAATTAAATAATTATTAGTAGTAGTTGCGGCATTTACGCTATTCTTAGACAATAAACCGCGCCCTACTTGTTCAGTATTGTTATTCCAACTACGTGTAAGACGCCATTCAACAGACCTATCAACACGTAATACGCCCATTTGAGAAGTTGGTACAACAGCATCATTACGCACATCAATCCATATACCGCTTCTAGTACCTTCAATATAATAACGTGTAGATAAGGGATTTATTCTTGGATTTGATGGGCGGTTGCTGTCTGGCGCAAAATTTAAAGTGCTATTCGATAACGAAGAAGCAAAGTTAACAGCCGATGGATTAACTGGTACAGCAACATATCCGGTGAACCGGTCATTTAATAAATAATCTGTTCGTGAAAATGATAACACTTTATTAATTACTTCTTGTTTATAAATTATAGAAATAATAGCATTATTTGGAGGAGCAGAGAATATATTTAATGATAATGATGTTGATAAATTATTACCATTTCCTGATGGAGCAAAGTTAAAGATAGAAAGGGGTGCCCTAAAAGAATAATTATCTTCTATATCTGTTCTACGATTATTATTATCATCAAAAACACGTAGATAAGCCTGACATGAAACTTGGTTAAGACCCGTTGATGTTTGTTCTATAGTGCTAATATTTACTGTAGTAGGAAAATTGTTACTTATTGAACTCGCTAAACCACCTGACGCACCATTAGCAGAACTAGACCTACATTCAACCATTATAATAACATAAGTATTAGGTTCATTTTGAACACCACATACAATAGGTGTTGCGAATAAAGGTGCATCATTTGTATCTCTTCCATGTTGAATAGGCACAATGCGTATTGTTCTTGGATTAATTACTGTAGAACCAAATGATAATCCTACTTTCATTGTTCCGTCATCTGTATTATGTGAATTAATAGTCAAAGCAAAATTTTGTGAAGTTAGACCATTGTTAGGTAATACAAAATTTACTGTGCTACTTGTTTTTTGTTGAAAATAAGAAAAGCCTCCACTTATAGCTCTCCATTCAAAACCAGGAAAGAGATTACTTACAGTTGAATTCGTAGGTAGAGAATTATCACTATCCGGTATAACAAATGGATACAATTGTTCTGGAGCAGTTGTATTATCAACATTTTCATAAACATAACAAGATACAACAGAAGCTCTGACACTGCCTGAAACAGTTGGACCTATAATACCAGGATTGCTATATAAAGTATCAGGATTAAATATTTGTGCTCCCACCATAATAGAGTTATTAAAATTACTTTCTCCAGGACTAGTTACTCCAGAAATACTATACCGATAAGCAAAGTTAGAACATGTAACATGATGGATATCAGTTGAATCTCCTGAAAGATTCTGAAAGTTCAAATAATCTGTTATAATATTTAAAAATGAGTCTTGATTTGATAAATTAACACGAGGACTGCTCCCATCATTTGTATTGGTAACGGCAGAAGGTAGAAGTGTGATTACGTTAGAATTGACGCCTGGATCTATTGAACCTAATACATTACCTAGATCAGTAAATTTAAATGATTGATCAGAAAATGAGTATTCAGAATAGGCAACACCTGGTAGATGCATTCCATTAATATTTTCATTTTCATTTAAAACACTAGTTGAAACTTGACTATTTCTTGAATAAGAAACATTAGGTCTATTTCCAGTAGCATCTACATTAGCATAAAATACATAATTTGTTTGAGTTAAATAACTTGATGCATTGGTTGAACCAGTTGAGCGAACAAAATCAACATCATATTCAATATTATATTTTGACATTTCACTATTTAAACTCAAGGTTTGAACTTGTCTAGTAACATTATCAACTGTTATAGAGACCGGAAAATTACCATATATTAATGAAACATTACTTTGTATATCTGCTGTAAAATTCGCGTCATTGGAAAGATCTTGACCATTGGTTCCATAATTCCAACAGTTCGCAATAAATGAATTAGCAAAATTGACTGGGCAAACAACATTTGAACGTAAATTTACACGTTGATCTACATTAGCATTACCCGAAAATACAAAATTATAGTTATTTGTTACATTTGATTGTAACGTTCTTGTAGCACCAGGTATTAACGGCAAATTAAGAGGTTTCATATTTTCACTACTAACCATAGAAACAAAAATATTTTCACTAAATACAATATTATTTAAAGGTAAACTAACGTTTTGAACAAATGATGGAACAGATGATAAATATCTAACACCCGTTAAAGTTTTATTGTTGACATAGGTATAATTATCCATAGATAATTGACCTCTACGAAGATAAAGATTAACTAAATTTCCTGGTTGTAAATATTCTAAATTTGGATTTCCTGTTACGGCAGGCATTACTACAGACTCTGGTGTCATTAATGAAACCGTTTGCCAATTATTACCAATAACATTTGTTCCTTTGATAACGAGATACTTAGAAGAAATTTCAGGAGTTAATGTATTTGTAAACATATTAGACTGAAACCACAAATCTGTGTAGTTGTCTCTCAATGATTGTCTATCTAATGTTTGAGAGAAAAAACTTTCTGGTTCAGATTGAGTATTATTCCCTGAGAACACTCTTGATGATCTAATAAAAGTAGGGTCACTTGTTCTAAATGCTATACGGTCAAGCAACATATAACCTTTCTCTAAAGCGACATTGGCTTGAACAAATCCAACACGGTCTCCTACAGCAAATCTAGCAGTATCTTTTAAATTTCCATTAGTATAATCAAAAGTTGGTCCTCCTGTAACATAATCGGCAACGGAAGAACCTAAATTGTCAGTAATATTTATAAATCTACTGTTATTGTCAAGTGCTGGTAAATTATTAGTAGCTACACCATTAAAACCTTCTGGATTAACTAAATTTCCAGACCTAAAATTACTATTAATTACTACAACGCTAGGCATGCTTATATTTCCTGTTATACTAATATTGGAAATTATGTTAGCACCAGCATATAAACTATTATCACCGGGTATACTAGCCGCAAAGTTTCCAGTAAATGAGTGCATAGAAACTCTAGAAACAATATTACCATTTTGATTATCAGAAAGGCTTTTACCAAAACGGGAAACGCGGGCAATATAGATAGGATTTTGTTTTGCTAATGCTCTAGAATTCTTCTTTAACTGAAATTGATGACGATATGCTTCGTTAGTAAAAGCATTTCCATTTAATCCTATACTAAGAGGATTAGCATCTCCAAATTGATCACAAGGGTCGCATGAAGCAGTAACCATAACATTGCCCCTTAAATTAGCATTAATTAAACGATTCCATTGAGTGCGAGTGTCATCATTATAAAATAATTTGTTATAAGCAGTATTACCATCAACATTTGCGTATAGAGAACCGCTTGCTGCTTGTTCTGTTGTAGTATTTCCAATAGGATTTACTAATAAAGATCTGGGCAACCATGCAGACATATCTGCATCACTTATATTACCCATTAAACGAACATTTGATTGAATATTAATATTACCTGATATTCTATTAATATATTCAAAATTTGTATCAAGAAGAGAACCACCTATACCTAATGACATTAAACTGTTTGAAATATCAGCATTAGCAGAAAGATTACCATATACATTAGCAGGTGCTGTCATAAAAATATTATTAGAAGTTCCATCCAACCTAGTATTAAAACCTCTGTACATATTACTAGTAAAAAATACACCTTCATTATAATCACCATTAAATGTAGCATAGGTTGATGACATATTTGTATTGGCAAAAAATGATGAATTATTACGACCTTGCGCGAAATCAAAATTATTACGAGCACGAACAGCGTAAATGGTCTTATCTCGCTTTACAGACATTACATTTTGAATATCAAGCCATTTAGCATTTTCAACTTGATTATTAGGTTCATATTGAAAATTATCATTAAGAATAACAATACTTTCATCACCGACGAACTGAGTAGACATATGTTTTTTTATATTATAATGATAGAAAAAATAATTTTAGCCAAAACTTATCTAAAAAACAACTAAAAATTTAATCAAAAATTATTTTTGATTAAATTCATTTTCAAAAAAAAATTTGGCAATTATTTATTTAATTTATTTAATTTATTTAAAATTTCTTCCCTTTTTTTTAATATATCGTCCACATTAAATTGTGACCCATTTTTTACTTTCTTGTCCTGACTATTATTAATTTGGATAATACTTGTTTTTCTTAACTTTTTTAATGATAATATTTTACTAAAGTCGTTTCCTATTACTGGTAGATCCAATATACATTTATCCGGTTCATTTAATACTTCTTTATCAATATTTTCCATCAACATCTTTTGCTCTACTGCAATTCGTGGTATTCCCATATTTAACATTTTAAAAAAACGACCATATAAAAGGTGATCAGACTGTTTAATTTTCCTAATACTTATACTATCTTCGCCGTTATGTATTAATATATCTTTAGCATTTTCGCCTAATTCATTTACTATTTTAATTTGAATTGCCCCTCTTGGAATACCCATTTGTAGCATTTTAAAATATTTTCCATATACTGGATGATTTGAATATTGAAATGTTTCAACATTATTATCAAATAATTCATTTTGTACTTTTTTTTTATAAATTGGTTCAATCGATTGATTATCGTCAATTAAACATTTACCTAACTTTAAATAAATTGGATAAATTATTGCTTGTGTTAAATAATAATTAATAAACCATTTATTATCAACATATGTTAAACCCTGAAACCATATTAAAGGTTTCATATAATACCGCTCTGGACAATCTATTAGATCCATCCGGGTTTCTTTATTGTAAAAAAGTTCAACTATATTATTTCCCTTAAAATTTTGAATAACAATTCCCATACCATTTTCATAATAAAAATCATGAATTAATTCTCCATTTAAAATATTTTGAATTCCTAATTTTAATTCATTCAAAAAATTATAAAAATCTTTTTTTTGTTTTGTTTCATTTAAATAACTTATCCAAATATAATTACCATTCATATCTATTTTCTTATTACAAAATCCTTTGGGAGCCTGTACTAATAAATATTTTCCTTCTTTATTAAAGATGTTAATATTTTTTTTTTTTTTAATAAATTTTAAACTACTTATTGAATCATACATGTATAATTTTATAAATAGATTAGTATTTTTATATATTTATGAACGCATTCCTAAAGCACGTGATAATAATTTATTCTGATTAATTACATTAAGTAAAGCCTTAGTCAATTCTTCTATTTTAGCATTAAGCGCATCCTTTTCTTTAAGAGCTTCCGCCGCAGCAATAGAATTCTTTCCATCATTTGTTTTTACAGTCATTAATTCATCGTTAAGTTGGTTTATTACTTGTAAATATTTAGCATTTAATGTCTTAATTTGTTCAACTTCCGCTTTAGCCTGTAATATTGCGGATTCATCACGAACTATTTTTTCAACAATAACTTCCCTTACTTTTTGATTGACAACGGGAGGTTGAGGTAATTCAACTTTTGAAGTTAATAAATTAGCAACGGGTATAGGCGTAGGACCAGTTGGTTGCAAGTTTTTCAGAGGTTCTGGCTTTAGCGCATTTGATTTTGCTTTTATTTCATCAAGATTTCCGCTTTTAAATAAGTTTGATATGCTCATTTGATTATATTTAAATATAATATTTTTTTATAAAAACAATAAAAAGAAATAATTAATTATATTATATATGGCATCATTCCTTACAATTTCTATAAATAATTACTATTTATATTATAACAAAAATGAACCTAAATATATTTTAAACAATAATAAAGAGCTTTTAATTGGACAATTATTAGATTTTGCTATACATCATGTATGTGAACATTTAAATATACCTATTTATAATGAACTAGGAATTGTATTCCCTAATAATTATTTATTTAATATGATACAGGAATATAAAATTAAACTATTGCCAAACGATTGTGAAATATGTAAAAAAATAGGTATTCATTTATATCCTAAAATTAAAAATAATTTTGCTTATAATAATATTGGTGGAAATAATAAAAATGCTTTAGAATTAGATGTTTCACAAAATTATTTAAATCTACAGATTGAACCATCTTATATTTCCGATACAAATAACATACCTATAGAATTACCTATTGATAGTAGATTTTTACATGTAATTGATCAAAAAGAAAAATTTATTCCGGAAAAAAAAACATTTTTAAAAGGTTTAATTGAAAAAATACAAAAAGAGAGACATACAATAGGATTAGATAATATTCAAAAAGGAACAACCTATATAGAAAAAATAGGCAAAATTGACTATTCTATTAATAGTTCATATATTGACACAATTATTATGCTTTCATATTTACCATTTGAAAATACTTTTTTTGAAAATATATATAATATTGAACTACGATTAAATAAATTAACTCAACCAAGTTATATTTCCTTACATTTTAAAACATTAACAAGATCTAATTTAGTGCCTAAACTATTAGATTGTAATGCGGTTTTTAAACAATATAGAGAAAAAATTCTACAGGGGGAAATTTTAAATGTTCAAAAATTAAGAATTAGTCTTCAAACTAATTTTCATGGACCTAATATATTAAAACATCCATATTATCTAAGTAAGAATACTTTTCCAATATATGACTTTTATAAAGATTTTTTAAAATTAAATTTAATTGAAACTTATCCATATACAACATTAAATAAAGTATGTATTGATCGTCAAAATTCCAATGTATTTAGTGGCATAGCTATTCCAATACCAATAGAGGATATAGTAGAAACTAATTTAGAAGGAATTAATCAAAATACGGAACATATTGGATTTGAAATAAGAGGAGATATATTAAAATATTTAATTACTCGTGACCGATATAAACAACCGGCTGAAAGCCGAATATATTGTCCAATTTGTAATGAATTTATTAATCGGTTTGATAAAAAACATATGAGTTTTCATAAATCTAATAAAATATTATTAAGTGAAGTAATGAATTTAAAAATTGATATAATAACCGATATTGTTATTCCAAAAGATAATATATCAATTGTAGATAATATGTATTTTGAAAACAAAAATCCTGATACATTATTTACATTACATGAAGCAATAAATCAAAATATAGTATCTAAATATGAACGAGCGATTTTTGAATATTCAATCTTTAATACCAATTGTATTAGTTTTTTTATAAATAGATATGAAAAAATAATAAATAAACAATCAAATATGGAACAACCCAATCATTTTGTTGATATACCTGTTGAAATTGAAAATAATATAACTGATAAAAATAATAATGTTTATACTTTAAATGCTATAATTACCGGTTCATTAACGAATACATTATTATTTTTTAAATTAGAGAATATATGGTATATATATAATAATATGTATGATCCAGATTTACAACCAGATTATATTCAAATCATTGGCACTTTTGATGATCTAGTTAAATATCGTCAAGGAATAATACAAACAACTGGTTTAATTTATTTTTATTTATTACAACAATAAATCTTTATGAACTATTATAAAGAAAATAATTTTAAACCATATAAATAAAAATTATTTTAAAATCTATAGTAAGAAAAAAAATATAGATTTTAAATTAATTTAAATAATGTTTTCTACAAACAGCCACATAATAATTCTCATTTCCTACCAAAGTTTGTTGATCAATATCAACTTCTATTCTCTTAGAAAAATCCCCAGGAGTGCCATCATTACATAATTTACAAAAAGCAGATAATTTAGTTATTTGTTCGGCTAGTGGGATTAATTCCAATATTTGACCAAATGGTTCTCTACGAAAATCACCACTTAATCCGGCCACGATTACATGTTTTTCATCAACATCAGTTGCCCTAACTACAAAAGATTTCAAGTCATTGAAAAACTGTCCCTCTTCTATAATAATAATATCACACTCTTTATAATCCTTAGTTTCTAAAACTGAATTTAATTCATGTAATGAAATACTTTTTTTTTGAATTTTATTATGACTACTAATGACGCCGTGTCCATATCGCTGATCAATTATATGGGTTACCGTAAGAATATTTTTACCAATACATTCATACCGATTTATATTACGTATTAATTCAGCACTTTTACCAGAAAACATTGGACCTAATATAATCTCTAATCTACCAACCTTCATAATGTATTTTTATTTTATCATAAAAATAATTTTAAATTAAATCAAATTTTATTGTCAACTTTTTAACTTATTCTTTAATATTTCAATCGTAGTATCTAATTCTTTTATTTTTCCTGGTAAATTAAAATCTGGTCTATATAAAGCCCTTACCTGTTCAAAATGAGATAACCATTTTGTTAAACTATCTTTGCTATATGTACCAGTCCTTAACTTCATCATATCTTTTTCAATCTTATCAAAATTTGTATTAAATTTTATCAGAGGTGAAACAACAGCAGTAGCCGCCGCAGCAGCCTTACCTACAGGTTCAACTGGCGCCGCAGCCGCAGAAGCCTTACCTAAAGGTTCAACTACTGGTTCGTCTTTTACAACTCCTGGCAATAATGCTTTTGGCTTTCTAAGTGGTTCTAATGATATTCTTGATTTTTCAGCTGTTAGCTTTTCGGTAAGTGCAGTAAAATGAGATGCAGAAAGCGGCATATCTAGATGTTGTAGTAATGTTTTTAAAGTCTCCCAATTTTTTTGTTTTAATCCATGATTTAATGCTTTATTTACATCAGGATTAGCACGCATACTCATTAATTTTCTATACATATCCTCAACTTGGATTTGTTCACTATCATCCTTCTTAAATATAAAACACCTATTCAAAAAACTAATATCTTTGTGCTGTTCTTTTAGTTTAGTCAATTTCGGGTAAGTCTCTTTATATTTATGATATATTTCATCAAATAAAGCTGTTTTAACCGGATGTAAATGTATTTCTGCCATTTTCTTTACCAATAAATCATAGCTTACTAAATATTCCCTTATAGATTGATTAATTGATTGTATATAAACTTCTATAGGTAACCCTATACTACGACTATCATTTGGAATACTTTCCCCTATATTTTCATACAGTTTCTTAATTTTAAAAATAGTTATTCCATCACTTTCACCCGTAATACTATCACCTATTTTAAGACTACTTAGTCGGTCATATATTCGATTTCCATCAAAACAAGTTCCTATAAATAATCCTCCGGCACGCAAATTTTCACTAACATTTCTTAAAAACCCGTCTAATTTATTTTCTGTTTCAAATAAATAATGCAGAGCAAATTGAGTGCTTATGATATCAAAACCACGCTTATCATAAACTTTCCATAATTCTTGTTGTAATTCTCGTGAATGTTCTGATTTCATAGCTTCACTTGTTTTAATATTTAGACTTACATCGCCATACAAAAAATCAACCTGTTCCAGATTTGACTTTATATGAAATGTCTCCATTTTTTTATTAAATTCATTAAATCGCACACAAGCACCATCCTTAGGATCATATATATTATTACTATTAATATCAATACCAACAACCTTTTTAATATTATTATTATTCCATTTATGTAAGTCACCGCCTTTACCGCAAGCTAAATCTAACAAATGAATTTCCGTAACATTGCTATCTAATAACATTTTAGTAGATACTTCAAATAATTCCTTATTTTTTACAAACTTATTATGAAATTCCTGTAACTCAAATGTAATTGATTTATCACGAGCAATATTAGTATCTCTATTATAATATACTTCTTCCATATCATGTAAGGGTTTAATATCTTTACCAGTAGTTATATCTGAAACTGTAATAGGATTATGTATTGAATTCCAAATAGCATTAGCTACTTCAAAATCATTACCAAATGATATACTAACTGGAATATCTAAACTATTTTTAATAATACTGTTTAAAATTCGTTTATTTTCAAAATTGGTAATAGTCGAATAAATATAACTTGGATCACTATCATCTCTCGGAGGTGGACTAGAGTGTAGTCGAAATTTATCAAGAATAACTTTTAACATTTTCAATTCAAACTCTTCATAGGGTCTCCATCGGTGTCCTTTTGAATAACTACTATTTATATATTTTTCATAAATACGAAAAATTCTCTCTTTATCTGACAATGAATTAGTATATGATTCCGTTTTATCAATACGAGTTCGTAAAGGTATCCATAATTCGGCGCGTTCTTCATCACTTTTAGCCTTAGCGTATTTCTCAATATCAAATCCAAATTCTACTATTGTATTATCTAATATACGACATTGATCCCTTGTGCCTAGCATATTATTATTTCCATCCAAAAATATATTAGCAATATATGCTAATGGCTCGCTTGGATTTGTTGGAGTAAATTTAGTAGATACATATTTTATCATATCCCGAGGATTTTTACTATCCGTCTGTTTCATACATGGATTTCCATTATAATTTGCTCTATAACCGCAATATAAATGAACTGTTTTATATGGCACAAAATCTACTTTTTCATTATTTATAACGGTTTTATATCGTATTTTATCACGTTGAATATATATATTTTTTGTTTTATCTACCTCAATTTGTTCTTTTTCAATTGATACTAAAAAATCGATTGTATTATCCTCAGCTGGTTTCCATTTCATATTATAAATCCATCTTGATGACATTTGTGACGCCCAATACCAACGGGACCGATCGAAACCAACTGGCATATCTGCGGGTGTATAAATGATACCATCTAAATCATATGTAAATTCCGGGGTATCTTTTTTATCCCAAATATGTTTTGTAAGTTTAAAAATTTCGGTATTATCACTGGAGTTTGCCGCATGATAAAATCTTTTAACACTTAATTCACAATTTATGTTGCCAAAAGAATTAATTTCACTTATTATAGTTTCCGCAATTTGTATTCGGGAAGGTTGTCCAGATACTGCTGAAATTAATGGAAACATACGTATATCTTTGTTATTATGAACATATGTATCAAAAGTATAAAATCCAGGTAAAGCACGTTCATCATCATCCGGAGATTGTTCACTATGTTTTTTTTTTAATACGAATTCTCCAACTAAGATAGAACCAGCAATACTATTCCAATTACCTAATGCTCTATCACTTTCTATAATTGGAAAGACATTCATATTGGAATCTATTAAATAGATCGCTGTATTTTGCGAACGACTACAATATAATATCATTGTTTCACCATCGGCTTTATCTGTAACAGTATAGTTATTTCTAATATTTACACTAAAGTCTGGTTGTAAATTTTCTATTCCCATACTTATAACTTTAGGAACAAAGAATAACTTATTATCATCAACCCGCATATCACGAATTTCACTTATTTTATTTACAAGTGACCTGTATAAATTATTTTTCATTAAATTTTTACTATCCAAATTTTCAAGTCGAGTATTGAAATTATTTTGTAAATTATATTTATTTGAAGCGTCACGTGTTCCTTTTGATAAATTTTCTATTTCTAACATTTGTAATTTTGTATATTCAATAAGTATGGTTTTCATTAGATTACAATATTCTGTCTTAATATTTTGTTGTTCTCTATTTGAAATAGATCTATTGGTTTTACTAAATAATATAGAGTGAACACGATCCATTTGTTCAATTAGACCACTGTGTATATTACCGGTATCATCCCCAATATATTCAATCTCAACTTCGTAAAATTCCTTTTCATTAAGCACATTACTCTCCTTAAAACTTTTCGTTAAAAACATCTCTTCACTTCCAGATAATGCTATCGATTTTTTACTATTTTTAACCATTGTTAAATCAATACGAAAATTGCCATCAATTGTTGTAAAACTAGTGCGTTTTTTAAATCGAAATGTTTTGAAAATATTATCGTAGCCTACACGTTCTATAAGTGTTTGTAGTTCATGATAGGCACGGTTAGCGTCTTCATCTAGATATTTGCCTGAACTATTAGGTAAAATTTCGGATTTTAAATTAATACGGTAATCATATTCTTGAATATTAATATAAATTCCCATATGAGAAAATTGTTCCGACCTATATTTATCTATAATTGCTTGCGGCCATATTAGACGACTTTTGTACATAGAATGAAACTGTATAGGTTTTTCCAGTTTACAATAATTACGAATATTATCTAAGCCAATAATACTATAACGAATAGACATATTTTGGTCTTTCCTTTCACTGCCATAGAAGTTTATATCTAGAACTTCTGGTTCTTCTTTACGAATATAACCAGCCCTACTAAGAAATTTAGCTAAACGTCTAAATTGTTCAACTGAAATATTTTTAGTAATACGAGCCTCTAATTCTGTATTAGGCTTAGATCTTTTAATAGATACGATTTCATCTAATAAGTTATGTTGATTACTAGAGAGCATTTATAATTTAGTATGATATTTTGTTTTTAAAATATAATCAATTTTTATTATACATTTTTTTAGATTTCAAACGATGATTTTTATATAATGTAATCAATTCGTATTTTGTATAATAAGTTTATATATGAAATAGGGTTTTGTCTAATAATTTTTAATTAATTTATTATAATAAAATTATTATACAATTAAATAGTTTTATTAATCCTTCATTCACATTAGCTTTAAAGTTTATTTATTGGAATACTTTGTTTCCAATGAAATACGTTTTTTGGATCATATATATTTTTAATTTTAATTAAACATTTTTTATTTTTACCGTAATAAGCATCCATATAATCTTTAATATCATAATCTATCATATTTGGAAATAAATATTTTGAAGTATATTTAATAATTTTTTTATAAACTTTTTTAATAAAACAAAGTGAAAAACAATGTAAATTTTCATATGTCCAAGACATAAATATAGTTAATGCGGTTGATGCTTTTTTTGGAAAATAACAGCTATTCCCTTTTATAACCTGTCCACCTAATTGTGTAAAATTGAATTGAAAAGATAAATTATAATTTAATTCTAATAATTTATTAATTGAATTTATATACACTTTAAATGTTTCTGGATGTATTGAATTAAAAATCATTGTGGATTTCATCTTACTAAAAGGTAACGCCTTTCCTGTATCATAACTTACCCAACAATCAGTAATTTGTGAAAAAAAACCATTACAATTAGATATGCTCGGGGCGTGTAAATTTTTAAATATATCTAGTTCATCAAATTCATTATTTCCGAAAATATAGAATTTAATGTAGAATGATGCTTTTCCATTATTATATGTAATATTAATATCAGTAGTTATTTCCTTATTTAAATTTACAAATATTTGATTGTATAGTAACAAAACTTCTGTGATTTTATTTGGATCCCAATCCCATGTTAATGTTGATATTTTACAATAAATATCTTCATATAATTTCATTTTTATTTCAATAATAATGCCAAAATTACATGTTCCAGCACCTTTTAATGCCCAAAATAAATCACTATTTTCTTTTTTATTGGCGTTTATAATATTACCCTCATAATTTACTAGTTTAACTCCAATAATATTATCACATGCCATACCATACATTCTGGATAATGGCCCTTTTCCCCCAGCTAATGTTAACCCAGAAATGCCAACGCATGAAGATTCGCCTGTAACAGTTATTAATTTTTTTGAACTTAATTTTGTGATTAAGTCTCCTAATTTAACCCCCGAACCAATCGTTACTATTTTATTTTTTTGGCATATTTTAATATGTGAAATATTTTGAACATCTATAATATAATTTTCAGATAAAGATGCTGGTTCATATGCGTGACCACCGCATCTAACCGAAAATTTTAAATCATATTTAACAAAAGTTTGTATTAAATATATTATATCATTTTCATTATTAACATAAAAAATGGCTATTGGAAAATAATTAAATCTTTTATTATAAATAAAACGTGAATTATTATATAATGTATTATCTGGATAAATTCCGTAGGGTAAACTTTTTAATTCTTCTGGTAATTGGTCCAATAATAATTGATAATTTTGAATAAGAGAACATTCATTTTTATTCATTATAATATGTTTATATTATTACCACTTTATTTTATATCTAATCGTAATAATAGATATATTATTTCATCAAGTAAGTTTTTACGCCGATTATTTTACTAATAAAAAACATTTATATTTTTTAATAATTTTAAAATAATCATTTGTTTCATTTAGAACATCATAATATACATAATTATTTAAATTAATTTAAATAAAATTATTTTTAATAAATTATTTAGTATTATTAACTCATTACAGTCAATTATCAAAATAAAATTAAATATTAAATTATTATTAATATTCTTAATATTTATGTAAAAATTTAATATTTCTTTTTCTAGCATATTTTGTTGATTTTTACGATACCTGATAAAATTTATTTTATTCTGTACTTTAATTGTATTAATCAATATTTATTTTCGTCTAAAATATTTTTCAGTTATTTGATTTATACTATTGCCATTAAATTCGTGAATGTGGTGATGTGAAATTAATAAATCAAAATTTTTTAAAATTAATAGATGTATTATTTTAAAGGATTTGGATATATATAATTACTTTAAAATATAATTGGGGTGTTTTCTAATATTTGATTTACACTTATAATACGTGTGACTAACCAATCAAAAAAATGTATTTCATTTAAATTTGTTGTATAATTAATTATGCTTTGACGAACAGCGCAAGCATTACCTGAGTATGACCATGATAATGATAAATAATAATGTTCATAATAAAATAATTAATAAGAATTATTATGAAACATAAAAATGAAGATTATAAATTAAGTGATACTGAATATTATTATTTTTTAGAAGAAAAATGACAACAAGAAGTTTGTAAAATATTCATATTTTTAAAATTATACATATGTAAATTACAATTATCAATATCAAAAACACAATTTATTATATCAGAATGAATAATTGTGTATTGTCATAATTTTCAATAAAATCTTTTTGAGTATATAAATAATATTTGTTAAATAAATTATCATTACAGGTAATTTAGCATATAATTCTTTTTCATACAAATTATCATTACCATTTACACTTACATTATAATTTAATTTTAATTTAACCCTTATATCGTCACGGATATTATCTATTTTTAAAATATACCTTAATATTTTATTATTATTACAAGTGCTTAATAATAAATAAATAAATTGATAATTTTATGAAAACGTACGAAACCTCCTGGAGGTGTCAAACGATGTAAGGGTTAAAATTGAGACAAAATACATTTGTTTATCTTGTTTATCTATTCTAAATTTTTTAACATGATATTATACATATATAAAAATAAATTATTTTTATATATACATATAATGAAATTATTAATTTACGGTAATAATGGTTGGATAGGAAGTCAATTTATTGACCAATGTAAAAAGGAGAATTTAGAATATTATTGTGGCACTATTCATTGTGAAAATACAAAAGAACTAATTGATGAAATAGAATTAAATAATCCAAGTCATATTGTTAGTTTTATTGGCAGAACACATGGTGACAAATTTACAACAATTGATTACCTTGAACAACCTGGCAAATTAGATATAAATATTCGGGATAATCTATTCAGTCCATTATCACTGGCTATTATATGTAAAGACAGGAATATTCATTACACATATTTAGGGACAGGCTGTATATTTGAATATGATGAACAGCACACATTAAATCAAAATTTATTTACAGAACAAAGTCTTCCTAACTTTAAAGGTAGTAGTTATAGCACAGTTAAAGGTTATACTGACCAACTTATGCACCTTTTTGAAAATTCGGTGCTTAATTTAAGAATTCGTATGCCTATTGTAAGTTGGGAGAACCCTAGAAATTTTATAACTAAAATTGTTAATTATGAAAAGGTATGTAGTATTCAAAATAGTATGACAGTTCTTGATGAATTTATTCCTATATTCTTGGATATGATTAAAAATAATAGAACTGGAACATACAACTGCACTAACCCTGGCACAATAGAACATAATGAAATTCTTCAAATGTATAAGGAAATAGTAAATCAAGAGTTTACATGGAAAAATTTTACAATAGAAGAACAAGACAAAATATTGTTAGGTAAAAGATCAAATAACCACTTAGATACGTCCAAAATTAAACAAAT